ACTAGCCTTGCATATGAAGATACAAATTACTCTAGTTGGTTTAAGAAAAAAGAAGGTAGGTCTACATTAAATCTTGACCAAGTTGGGGCAAGAATGTCCCAACAAGAGAAGCAAGATGTATTGGACAAGTTGCGTAGGGTCGGGCAAGACGAGCAAGGGAATATAGTCATTGGAGAAGGGTTAGTCAGTGACCAAACATTCGATTTTATGCTTAAAGACCCAAGAGAAGCCGGTGGTAATCCATTGAAATTGGCTAACAAATTGTGGCTTGAAAGCGGTACTTTATTTGGTAGGGAAGAACAATTTAGCGATGTATTAAAAGCAATTGGTGTAAAAGGTTTTGAGCAAGATTTCCCAACTTCAACCTATCCAGCGGTTTACCCAACCTATTTGGACATCAAAAACCCATTGGATACGTCAAACATTGACGAAAGAACCTTATACGCATTGGAATACAACGCCAAGAAACAAAGAAAGCCAAGTGGCGGCGGCTCAGACCAATGGGACAAAAGAAGGCGAGACCCGCAACAATGGATTGAGCAACTTAAAGAAGATATGGCGGCTGGCAAGTCATCAATGGTTTGGACATCTATTCCAGATTGGGTCTCGAATACCCTAAAAGCAGAAGGATTTGATGGAATTAAGGACATTGGAGGCAAGTCTGGCGGTACGCCTCACACAGTTTGGATTCCGTTTGAAGAAAACCAAGTTAAGTCTGCGACAGGCAATGTGGGTACATTCTCTAAAGAAAGCAAAAACATTCTCAGGGGTATGGCTCCATTTAGCCCCGCACTAGGACTGCTAGGCAGCGAAGAAGAATAGTTGTATAATTACCACAGTTATACCGAACAACCACTAAGGATTCGGACATGGAAATCAGTAAAGTAGGTGAAATTACAGAACGCAAGCTCCCGCCTAACGCTGGCAAGGGAAGGCCGCCAGGAACGCCTAACAAGTCCACAGCGGCGGTCAGAGAGGCCATTGCTAGGATGGCTGAGGACAACGCAGAGAACTTCGCTGAGTGGCTCACAAAGGTCGCAGCGGAGAGTCCTGAAAAGGCGTGCGACATCTACCTAAAGGCGATTGAGTACCACATACCCAAACTAGCGAGAACAGAAGTAACTGGCGCAGAGAACGGCCCGCTGACCATTAAGGTGGTCACGGGAATATGACCGAGTCAGTAATTGAGACCGGATACAAGCCAAGGGCAGAGCAAAGACAGATTCACGATGCCGTGGAGAGTCACCGCTTTGTTGTGGTTGTGGCTCACCGCCGGATGGGAAAGACTGTGGCTGCGCTTAACCAGCTCATCCACGCCTCCTTGCAATGCGACAAGCCAGACCCAAGATTTGCCTACATTGCTCCGACTTACGGACAGGCCAAGCGGGTTGCGTGGGACTACCTATGCAACTTCACGAGACCACTAAAAGCCGAGGCAAACATCTCGGAGTTGCGTGTAGACTTCTACGGCAGGAGAATACAACTCTATGGCTCAGACAACCCCGATTCTTTGCGAGGCCAATACTTCGATGGCGTTATTCTGGACGAGATTGGCGACCAGAACCCGAAGATATGGAACGAGATTATTCGTCCTGCTCTCGCAGACCGTATGGGTTGGGCGCTATTTCTAGGAACGCCAAAGGGTGCAAACCACTTTAAAGATTTTAGAGACCGAGCAGAGAAAGAGCCAGAGTGGAAGTTACTGGAGTTCAGGGCTTCGCAGACGAACATACTTGCAAAAGAGGAACTGCTCGCTGCTAAGAAAGAAATGGGTGATGATAAGTATGCCCAAGAGTTCGAGTGTTCCTTTGACAGTCCGGTTGAGGGCGCGTATTACGCTGCTACGCTTAACGGCTTGCCAGCGGAGAGATTCAAGGAATTCGCGCGGGATGATTTATGCAAGACTTATACCGCATGGGACTTGGGCGTTGGTGATTCGACGGCTATCTGGGTCTGCCAAATTGCGGGGCAAGAGCGTAGGCTACTTGATTTCGTGGAGAACCACGGAGTCGGCTTAGATTGGTATGTGAACTGGATACGCAACAATGAATACACAAATGCCGAGCATATTCTTCCCCATGATGTCGAGGTACGCGAGTTGGGGACAGGAAAGAGCCGAAAAGAAGCCCTGCAAAACCTCGGACTCAACATTACCGTCTGTCCCAGAGTGTCAGTCGATGATGGGATACAAGCCGTTAGAAGGTTTCTACCTAATTGCTACTTCCATCCACGAGTTAAACAAGGCACAGATGCACTACGCAACTACCGCCGAGAGTACGATGAGAAGCGCAATGTTTTCTACGACAAGCCCCTGCATGATTGGTCAAGCCACGCTTCGGATGCCTTTAGGTATCTCGCTGTGGGCTTAAATACGACCTCGACTTGGGCTAAACCGCTTAACGTGAACACGAAATGGATTGTCTAAATGCAAGAATTTGACCTACAAGCCATCATAGAGAACGAGATAGACAACGCTCTCGGCTATATCAATACCGAGACCGTAGAGGAACGCCGCGACTCGCTCATGGCGTACAACCGCGAACCCTACGGCAACGAGGTAGAGGGACGCTCCACCATCGTTACAGGCGAGGTAGCAGAGGCCGTAGATGGTGCATTGCCACAACTCCTGCGTGTATTTACACAGTCCGACGACGTTGTACGGTTTGAGCCAAAGGCTCCCGGCGACGAGGAGAAGGCCAAGCAAGCCACCGAGTATTGCAACTGGGTGCTGATGAACGACAACCCAGGCTTTGAGGTATTCCAGACTTGGTTCAAGGACGCGCTCCTGCAAAAGAACGGCGTAATCAAGGTTTGGTGGAACGACGAGACCTCGGTTGATAAGGAGAAGTATCAGAACCTCTCCGAGGAAGAACTGACCATGTTGCTCTCCGACGGGCAGATGGAAGTCGTCAAGCAAAAGCAGACACAGATTGGTGAAGTGCCCATGCCTGTTGACCCTATGGCGGTTCAGCAAGCGATGGCTCAAGGACTCCCCCCACCGGCTCCTATGATGCAGCCCGTGTTTGCCTACGATGTAACGGTCAAGAAGATAGACAAGAAGGGTTCGGTCAAGGTCGAGAACGTACCGCCCGAGGAGTTCTTAATCTCCAAGAAGGCCCGCCGGATTGCGGATGCCCCGTTTGTGGCTCACCGTAGGCTCACGACCCGTTCAGAGTTAATCAGCATGGGGTTCGATGCAGACGAGATTGACGCTCTGCCCGCCTACGACGACCTGACGTTTACCCCTGAGAGGGTTGCAAGATTCCCCAACGGCGAGCAACCAGACGACCCTAGCCTCGATACCAGCATGGACGAGATTGAGACGTTTGAGTGCTACATCAGGACAGACTACGACGAGGACGGCATTGCCGAACTCCGCAGGGTGTTCTACGCTGGCGGCACAATCCTAGAGAACGAGGAAGCAGACTTCATCCCGTTCTGCTCCATCTGCCCAATCCCCATGCCCCACAAGTTCTTCGGGCATAGCCTTGCAGACAGGGTTGTGGACATCCAGAAGATTAAGACCACGATTACCCGTCAGATGTTGGACAACCTGTATCTTTCTAACAACGCTCGGATGGCGGTGGTAGATGGTCAGGTCAACCTAGACGATATGCTCACAGTCACACCTGGCGGCATAGTTCGGGTCAAGAACAACGCAGCTATCACGCCCCTTGCCGTCCCATTGGTCGCCGGTCAAGCCTTCCCAATGCTCGCCTACATGGACGAGGTACAGCAAAAGCGCACAGGCGTTACACAGGCTTCTCAGGGCTTAGACCCCAACATCCTGCAAAACACTACCGCTACCGCCGTGGCAATGGTTCAGAACGCAGGTGCAGCAAAGGTAGAGTTGATTGCTCGGATATTTGCCGAGACGGGGGTAAAAGACCTGTTCAAGCACATCCTGCACTTGGTCTGCAAGTATCAGGACAAGGAAAGAATCGTGCGGATGCGTGGCAAGTTCGTGTCCATCGACCCCCGCGAGTGGAGCAACGAGTACGACCTGACGGTAAACGTGGGTCTGGGAACCGGCAACCGCGAGCAACAGATGGCGATGGTAGCCGCAATCCTGCAAAAGCAAGAGCAGATTATTTCCCAGATGGGTATGTCTAATCCGCTTGTCTCCCCAAGCCAGTACCGCAATACACTCGGAAGATTCATTGAGTCCGCAGGGTTCAAGGACACCAACGAGTTCTTCCGCGAGATTACGCCTGAGATGGAGCAGCAGATGATGGCTCCACAGCAACCCCAGCCTGACCCCGCTATGGCGGCTCTGATGCAACAAGCCCAAGCCCAGATTGAGATTGACCGCGCCAAGGCTCTAAACGACATCGAGATTGCCAAGGGCAAAGCCGCCGCCCAGATTCAGTTGGAGCGTGAGAAGGCAGCCGCACAGTTGCAACTCAAGACGGCAGAGTTCCAAGCCGAGGCACAGATTAAAGCCGCCAAGATTGGGGCACAGATTACAGGCAACGTGGAGATACCTGGTTGAACGAAACAGAACGGGCAATAGCCCTCCTGCAAGACGAGTTCTTTATGGGTGTTGTAGAAAAGCAACGCCTGATGTATATTTCCAACATATTAGATAGTTCTGACGAGGACGTAGATGTTCGTGAACGCGAGCGTCTAAAACTCAAGGGGCTAGAAGAATTTATTGCGTCACTCCGGTCTATCTCTGCCAACAAGGAGATAGATAAGAAACGCAAGTTTATGGTTTTTTAACCACAGTAGGAGTTCCAAATGGAAGACACCAACCCGCAAGGGAGTGCAAAAACAGTAGACGATGCAGCAGCTCAAATCTTTGGGATGCTTGAACCAGAGCAGCCGGAAGGCCAAGCCGAGGCACAAGCCGAAGAAGTGACCGAGGAGTACGAGGCGCAAGCCGAGGAATCTGAGGATGAGCCAAGCGAGGAAGTCCAAGAAGAAGTCCAAGAACCACAAAGGTTTCGGGTCAAGGTTGACAACGAAGAACTGGAAGTGGACTTAGACGAACTGATTAAGGGCTATTCACGCACATCTGACTACACTAAAAAGACGCAGAATCTAGCCGAGCAGCGCAAGGCAGTCGAATCCGAGCGCACGAAGATAGAGGAAGCCGCCAAACTTCGGGACACTTACGCCCAGCGGTTGCAAGTCATCGAGCAGATGTTGACACAACCAACGGAAGACCTGACCGCCCTAAAAGATAACGACCCCGTGGGGTACGCAATCAAGGTGGCAGAGAATATGGAACGAGAAAAGCAACTCGCCGCTGTCCGCGCCGAACGCGAATCCGTCCAAGCCAGACAAAAAAGGCGAGGTTATCCGCAAGGAGATACGGGATTACGCAAAATCGGTAGGCTGGTCAGACCAAGAGTTGTCGCAGGTGTACGACCACCGCGCCGTCCTAACTCTGTACCGGGCGATGCAATTCGAGAAATTGCAGAAGTCAAAACCTGCTGTCCAGAAACGGGTAGCAGAAGCCCCCAAGTCTTTGACTCCAGGGGTAGGCTCTCCGCGTCTTGATAAAGACGGAGAGATAGCGAAGAAACTAACCAAGCAGTTAAAGGCGACCGGAAGGCCGCGTGACGCTGCCAAACTCTTTGAACGATTCTTATAAAGGAATAAATCATGTCAGTACCCTCAAATACCTACCTGCGCTACACCTCGATTGGTGTACGCGAGGACTTAGCAAACGTCATTTATGACATCAGCCCCACCGACACGCCTATCATGTCGTCCATCGGCAAGGCTAAAGCAACCCAGACCAACCACGAGTGGCAGACTGATGCTCTCGCCGCCGCAACCACGGCTAACGCCCTGATTGAAGGTGACGACGCAGCAGCCGCTTCGCTCTCGCCCACGACCCGTGTTGGCAACTTCACGCAAATCGTTGGTAAGACCGTCCAGATTTCTGGCACGCTCGAGGCAGTAGACAAGGCCGGTCGTAAGTCTGAGAAGGCTTACCAGTTGGCTAAAGCCGCTTCCGAAAGCAAGCGCGACATCGAGACAATCATCACGGCTAACCAAGCCAAGACCAACGGTACGGCTACTTCTGGCGCACGTTTGATGGGTTCGCTCCTGTCATACATCACCAGCAACGTATCCAAGGGTTCGGCTGGTACAAACCCAACAGGTGACGGTTCAGACGTTCGTTCTGACACCACGACCCGTACTTTCCTT